ATGATTATAAAAACAAAGGGCATTGTTCATGAGAGAGTAGAGGATGCGCCTTTTATGGGAGCATTAATAAGTGCAGTAGATTGTAACTTAAACTGCAAAGGATGCTTTAATCAACATTTAAAGGATTTACCAAACATAGAGATGGATTCAGAAGATATATTAGATAAAGTGACAAATGATCCTTTTAATGAAGGAATTATACTTGCAGGACTTGAATGGTCACTTCAACCTAAGGAGTTAAGGGAAATGGTTAATTCGGCAAGGAAGAGAAACCTTAAGGTTATAGTTTATTCTGGACTAAGTGAAGAAGATTTTAAGAAAAAGTTCCCTGATATATATGGTTTAAAAGGAGACATGTACTTTAAGTTTGGAAAGTATGATGAAAAATTAAAGGTGAATAATAATATTCAATATGATGTTAAGTTAGCCACATCAAATCAAAAGATATTAAAGAAATAAAGATAAAGAACTGTACCAAGTATTATATAAGTTTTTATACTTTGGTATAGTTCTTTTATTTTGTAAAAATTATTTAGAATAATATTGTTAACTAAATAAAAAAGTTTCATAAATTATATATAAGATTTAAATGATATATATCCCAATAAATATTCATATAATTTTACTATAGATTATTAATAAAAGGTGAATTTATGAAAGATAGAAAAGCTTCAAAGTACCATAGTAGAAGTTCAAGAGTATTTGCACCAGTTCATATTAATTCAAAGGGAGTTATAGACTATAAACTCCCTTTATGTGATTTAATGGATAGTATTCTTAGCAAAAAGAGTTTTAATACAAGTGTAATAACAGAAACATTAGATGGAAATCAATATTATTATGATTATGATTTTGATGGAAAGAATATTATAGTATCTAAAAGTCAGATAATTAATGATTCTCCTGGATTAAAGTTAATTGAGAGATATAAAGGGAATTACTTAGAAAAAGAATTATATAATGACTTAGTTGTTTTAGTATTATATAAGGATGATAAAAAGGTTACAGACACTATCTCTTACAAAAAAGATTTAGGTTTAAATGTTGATATGGTTATAGAGGTAGGGAGTTATTTTTATAGACTACCATTATGTGAGTTTATAGACAATATTATAAGGAAAACTCCAGATATTTTAAATTTTATATATTTTGGATTTGAAGGTGATATGTATTATATTACTCTTGAGTTTGATGGAAAAGATATAAATTACATAAAATATAGTGTTAATAATTCTAAGCTAGATGAAATTGAAAAAGCTATAGGTAATAGATTGGTTAAAGAATTTAGTGGTCATAATAATATTATTCTTAGTTTATATGATGATAATACTCGTGTAAAAGATATTGTTGCTTATAGTAGTAAGTTTTTATATTGAATATTATAAGTAAGCAAAGAATTTATGGTGATATTTTAAAAGGATGGGTTATTGAAGAGTATAAAAATAAATGATTATAATTTAAGATTTGAGCATCTTATTTAAAATAATATTTAGAAGAAACTCAGTTATTACTGAGTTTTTTATGTATTTTATAAAGAAATCTACTAAAAGATTTTTAGAATATTATAGAAATATAAACTTCTTAATTGTTTTTATTTTTAGTTTTTCCTCTAATGAAATTTTTTAAGCTAGATATAACTAATACTAAAACTACAAAATACATTAATATGTAGTTTAAGGATAATAGATTACCATTTCTATCAAAACCGAATCGGTATAATAAAAATGATATTGTTACTAATATGATAAAAATTAAATTAACTTTATTTTGGTATTTTATATTAATCTTTTCGTCTTTCATATAAAAGCTCCTTTTTTTAAGATTATTAAATATATTCTTGCATTAATTTTTAAAATTTTCAATTACATGTGTAAAACTGGCAATATTTTATGAATAATTGGGCAAATATAGAGTTTTATAGTGATTAAAAGTATGACATTGCTTACAGCATACCTTTCAAATATGTAAGAATGATATTTCGCTATAAATGGCTAGAAATAAAGGATTTATATTGAATCGTCAAAAGTTTCGTCAAAAATAAATTTAAAAAATATTTTCTATGATAGAATGTGCTTTATTAAACATATCATTATTGACATGAGAGTATACTTTCATAGTTTGTTCTACTGAATGACCTAATATTTTTGCAGCAGTTTTAAAATCAACTCCATTAGCAATTAATTTAGTAGCGTATGTGTGTCTTAATTCATGAAGAGAAATGTTGAAACCATATTCTTTTAAAAGTATGTTTACTCTTGAAAGAATAGTGTTTTTACTTTTAAAATTGAAAACTCTATTATCTATATTTATTATAGTTTTATATTTTAATAGTTCTTCAGAAACTGAATTAGAAATGGGAATAATTCTAATTGAATTTTTACTTTTAACACTACCTAATCCCCATGAATTATCTTTTAGTATTTTCCATTGTTTATTAACACTTATTAGACAATTATTAAAATCTATATCATTCCATGTTAAACCTAGAATTTCACCGATTCTCATACCTGTATTAACAGCTAAATATACTACTAGATAATATTTATTATTTTTAAATTTTAATAATAAATCGTTAATTTCATCATCATTCAGTGCCTTTTTCTTAGTTGGTATTGGTTTACCTATTTTTATATATTTACTTGGAACTTCATCTAGTATATTGTATTTAAATTTTGCACATAAAAATATGCTATTTAATATTTTTAAATAATATCTTATTGTATTATTATTAAGATGTTCCTTAGTCATATTATCTATTAATTTTTGTATATCTAAGTTAGTTATTTTGCAAAGTTCTTTGTCATTTAAATCTTGAAACCTATGAAGCACTGTTACTAAGCCGTCTATTGTCTTAGGTTCTTTGTATAGCTTTTCATGCTCTAGATACATATCTGAAAAAGCTTTAAAAGTTATTTTCCCAAAACTATTATTGCTTGTTTTTATATTTTTCTTTAAATCTTGTAGCATCTTTTCAGCAATAGGTTTAGCTTCTTTTTTTGTCTTAAATCCTTGTTTAGATTTTTGCCTCCATTTTCCATTGTAATCCTTATAGCTTATTATAAATTGCCATCCTTTATCTTTTTGCCTATAAGTTACGTTATACTCCATATCTAACACCTCTTTTAAAATTAAAATAAAATTTTTTGATACGAATATATGTTCTATAAAATCTATAAAATAAACAGTTGAAAATCAACTGGTTAAAACATTTTACATATTCCTAATGATGGAATAAAGTATATTATGTAATTATCAATTTTATACATAACGCCATATTTAGCTCTGTAATAATCAATTGCTTGATCAAAGTATTCTTTAGTTACACCTAAAAAATCAGCTATTTCAAAAGCATTTCTACAATTATTTTCAAAAGCGTTAATTAATCCAACTAAGCCAACAGCTTTATCAAACCCCCAGCGCCTGGCAACTAATTCTTGTTTTTTATTACATATTTCAGTTTGATCAGTAATATCACCTAAATTTTTAATATAGTGTCCAAGTTCTTCAGCTAAAATACATGTTTTTTCTTTGGTATTTATATTACTATTAATAACTATTATATTATCAACGCATTTTCCGCAAGGTTTATCTGTGCCAAGATCAATTTCAATGACCTTAGCACCATGACATTCGGCTTCATACATTAATCTTTCGTATTTAGTCATATAAACCCACCTAACTTATTTGAGATTTTTTAAAGCTTTATTTATTTTTTCATTCATTAAAGCTTTTTCTTCATCAGTTAAATTGTCATCATGACAAGCTACTAAATAAGGAGTTTTTTGATTTTCTATTAGAGTAGCAGCAAATTCAGTATCTAAAGAATACTTAGGCATTTCTAATAAATCCTTAGTATACGAAAAAACTTTATCTTTTCCTAAGTCATTAAGTTTTCTTAAGTCTTCTATATGTATTTCTTCATCTTTAGATAAGTTGTTTGAATTTTCGCCAACTTCATCTAAACCTAAAAGCCATATAGGACTTACGTCTAAAGCAGCAGCTATAACTCCTAATTTATCTACAGGCATATTTTTTATTGATCCTGTCTCATATCTTTGTAGAGTAGATTTACTCATATTAGTTTTAGAAGCTAAATCTTGATATGAAAGCTTTAGTTCTAATCTTCTACTTTGTATTCTATTCATTATCATTTGCATGTTTGAGTCATCAAGTAAATTTTTCATTTAATCACCTCATAGTTTAATTATAAAATATTTTTTCATAAATGCAACGATTTTTTGAAAAAACTTAAAGAAAAGTTGCATAAATGGGTTGACTACATTTTTCAGAAGTGTTATGATTTAATCATCCTAAATATGCAACGGAGGTGAGAAAATGGTTTATAGCAAATTAAAAGGGATTATGAAAGAAAATGCTTATTCTCAGGGTAAGTTAGCAAAAGAATTAAATATAACCACTCAGAGTTTAAATGCTAAGTTAAATGGGAGAAGTCAATTTACCATTAAAGAGGCTATAAATATTATATCTATTTTTAATATAAAAAATCCAAATGATATATTTGAAATTTTTTTTGCAAATAATATCCCAAATATGCAACGAGATATAAGTTAAGGAGGAAATAAATGAATAACTTAATGATTTTCAAAAATGAAGATTTATCAATCGATGTAAGAACAATTAAAAATGAAGATGGAAGTATTTCAATTAATGCTGAAGATACTGCTAGAGGGCTTGGATTTATTCAAAATCAAAATAAGAATGGAAAACTTTATATAAGTATAAGATGGGAAACAATCAATAATTATTGTAAGGAATTTAATTTCCCCAACAAGTTGGGGAAAGATGATTTCATTCCTGAGAGCTTATTTTATTTATTAGCAATGAAAGCTAATAATGAGGTGGCAAGAAAGTTTCAGACTTGGCTAGCTGTGGATGTAATACCTCAGATAAGGAAAAATGGACAATATCAAATGAAACCAACATCTAATTTAGAACTTTTAGAGTTACAAGTTAAAGCGTTAAGAGAAGTTGAAGAGAGGGTAATTGAAGTAGATAAGAAGTTTGATGATTTACCGCTATTTGAAATAGACAGTAAAGATTTAAAGAAGAAAGTTAATAGAGTTGTAGTTTCATTACTAGGTGGTAAGAAGTCTAATGCATATAAGCCTTTAAGTAAAAAAGTGTTTTCAGATTTATATGGACAGATTCATAGAGAATTTGGAGTTGATACTTGTGCAGCTATTAAGAGAAAAGATTTAGATTTAGCTAAAGAGATAGTTGATAGTTATACATTACCAAGAGTATTAAAAGAAGAAATTGAACTTGCTAATAGCCAATTAGCATTTGCTCAATGATAAAGAAATGAAAGGAAAGATTAAGATGGAAAATAAAATAACTGCCCAAGTCAATAAAGAGCAGTTAAAAGTTAAATCTATAATACAAACTGTATTAAATTGTTTATTAATTATTACTGTTTTAGTAAATATAGTTTCTCTTTTTAAAAGAGAGAATATAAATAAGCAATTACAAATGCAGATTGAAGAAAATAAATTGGCTATACAAAAGGTTGATTTAATAGTTGACCAGCTTGAAAAAGAAATTACTAATCTTCAGAAGAAAGGTTCTTTAGATTAGAGTTTAATTTTTCTAATTCTTTAGTTAACTTAATATTGGTTTCAGTATTTTGTTGAATAGTTTTAGTCATATGTTCATTAGATATATTACTTTGTGTATCAGAATAAAGTCCATATACAAAAAATAATAGGGTAACAACAATATTAATAATATTTAAAATATCTGATTTACTAAGTTTACTATTTTCAAAAGTTTCCTTTGTCGAGTCTATAGAACTAACATAAGAATCGATATCACTATTGACTATATTATTTTCATTACAAAATTCTTTAAGTGAATCAGTGAATGAATATATGCTTTCAGCTAATTCATTTGAAAACAAATTATAGTTTATATTTGAAGTTAATTTAGTTAATTGATTTAAGTTAATAAATGAGTCATTATATATTGCTTTTACCATAGAACTAATATTTTCAATATTTAAAGTATTAAAATCTTTAACCATTTGTTGGAGTTGTAAATTAATATTTGGCAATGGAAAAGTAATTTTACTAAGTTGAGAAATTTGTTTCATGCAACTTTCGATTGAGTAAACACTAGAAGCAAGAGTGAAATTTGGCTTGTAAATTGGAGTAGGAATTTTTATAGAGTTTCTAATTAATTTACTATAAATTTCATTATTAGATTTCATATTAACCATAATTATACCACCTTTCATAATTTATTTCGACTTGGCGGAGCCGATACTTAAATTATAAAGGTTGGAAATATATAGGACAAGTATCAGTAAACAGCGAATCCCTCTGATACTAAGGGAATGAATAAGACAAGCTTTAATTAAAACCTAAGGATAAGTAAATCGAAGGAGGGCAAGAAATGGCACAACTATTAACACAAAAAGACTTAGCAGAACGTTGGCAAATGAGTGTTAAGTCTATTGAGGAGTATAGAAAAGCAGGAATTATCCCTACTGTAGAAGGGATTCCTGCAATAAGATTTAATTTACAAACTATTTTGGAGCTAGAAGGAACTAAATTAGAAAGATTTAGTCCATTAGAACGTAGACGTATGGAAATGGAGTTAGATGAAGTAAAAGAAGAGAACCAAAAGTTAAAAGATATCTTAAGTAATGTACTAAGTAATTTAGCACCAATAATAAGTCTTGTAAAGGAGGTTTGATATGTTTACGCCAGGAGGAAAAATAGTCTTTGGAATAATAACAACAGCAACAACTTTATTTTTAAGTGTTTATTTTTTAGATAAATCTATAAATGAGAAAGATCCTAAAAAAAGTTTTAAGTATTTAATGTTATTTGTTGGATGTACTTTAAGTTTTATCTTTTCAATAAATGTAAGTTAGGGGTGATGTTATGAACTTTAAAGATATACAGAGTTTAAAGGCTAGACATAGTAAAGAAGAGTTTGAAAGTATCTTGTTAGCTGTAGAGCAGGATTTAAAATTTAATAATATTAGATTTAAGAAACCTATTCCAAAGAAAAAGTTTTTAGAGGTTCTTAACATAACAGAAAGTTTGTTTAGGAGGATTATATGAAGAAAGTAAATATAGGATGTTTAGTAACTGTAATAGGTTTAGTTATTATATGGTGTTTCTTTTACTATTTATCTTATAAGGTTTGGTGTTGGTTATGGACTTAGTAAAAGTATCAAAGAACATAGCTGATAGAGTACAAGAAAGGTTTAGCGATTTAAAAGTAGACAAGCCTTTAAGTAATTTAATAGAGGAAGAAATAAAAAGAGAGTGCATTGGCACCGACCAAAGTAACCAATGTACTCATAAAAAATAAATTTCAAAGAAAGTTTAACATAATAAATTTAAGGAGGCAAGTTATGATTAATATACCAGATTGTTGTTATGAATACGGAAATGATGAAAAAGAGCCAAAAGTAGCTTTTGAGTGTAGTTGGTGTGGTGAGTGTATATATGTTGGAGATGATTATTACGATATAGGGGATATAAAAATGTGCTGTGAATGTAATGATGAATGTAAGTCAGTAGCAGAGGAGGGATTCTAATGGAAGAGAGATTAGAGTGGCTTAGAGAAAGACAGAAAGGAATAGGAGGCTCCGATATAGGAGCTATCCTAGGATTAAATAAATATAAAACAGCTTTTGAAGTTTATTTAGAAAAAACAGAACCTATTTTAGAAGTAGGAGAGCAATCAGAATCAGCCTATTGGGGAGATCAATTTGAAGAAGTAGTTGCTAAAGAATTTGAAAAGAGAACTGGTAAGAAAGTAAGAAGAGATAGAAGGCACTTTCAAAATAAAGATTATCCATTTATGGTTGCTAACATAGATAGAAGAATTGTAGGAGAAAATTCAATTTTAGAATGTAAAACAGCTAATCAGTATTTAGCTAAGGAATGGGAAGAGGAAGAGGTACCTGCTAGTTATTTAGTACAAGTTCAACACTACTTAGCAGTTACAGGAGCAACTAAAGGATATATAGCAGTTTTGATTGGTGGACAAAAGTTTATTTGGAAAGAAGTTGAGCGTGATGATGAACTTATAGAATACATTATTGAAGCTGAAAAAGATTTTTGGAAAATGGTCAAAGACAAAACACCACCTGCATTAGATGGTTCAAGTGCTGCTGAAAAATGGGTTAATGAGAGATATAAAAAAGTTAATGAAGGTGAAGTTATAAAACTAGATTCATCATGGAAGGAGTTACTTAATAAAAGAAAAGAACTCAAAGAATATAAAGATAATGTAGAGCAAGAAATTAAAGAGATAGAGAACCAATTAAAGCAAAACATAGGATATGCAGAGTATGCTAATGTTCCTGGATATAGCATTAGTTTAAAACAATCAGTAAGAAAAAATTTAGATAGTTCAAAAATTAAAGAATTACTTAAAGATGATTATGAAAAATATTTAAAAGAAAGTATAAGCAGAAGATTAATAATTAAGGAGGAAAAATAATATGGCAACAGCATCAAGTTTAAAAAATCAATTAGCAAAGAAGGGAACTGGTAATAGTTTATCAGTTGGAAATACAGTTAAAGGATTAATGGATAGTCCAACTATAAAGAAAAGGTTTGAAGAGGTATTAAATGAAAAGGCACCTCAATATATGAGTTCAATAGTTAACTTAGTTAATTCAGATACTAACTTACAAAAATGTGAAGGAATGAGTGTAATAGCAAGTTGTATGGTAGCAGCAACAATGGATTTACCAGTGGATAAGAATTTAGGGTATGCATGGGTAGTCCCATATGGTAATAGAGCTCAATTTCAAATGGGTTATAAAGGGTATATTCAATTAGCATTAAGAACAGGTCAATATAAGTCTATAAATGTAGTTGAAATAAGAGAAGGCGAATTAGTTTCATGGAATCCATTAACAGAAGAAATTGAGGTTGACTTTAGCAAACGTGAGAGCGATGCAGTAATTGGATATGCAGGATATTTTAAATTAATAAATGGATTTGAAAAGACAGTATTCTGGACCAAAGAAGAAGTTAATAATCATGCTAATAAATTTTCAAAGACAGTTAATTCAAAAAATTCTGTTTGGAAAAGCAACTTTGATGCGATGGCCAAGAAAACAGTTCTAAGAAACCTACTATCTAAATGGGGAATTTTAAGTATAGAAATGCAAAAAGCATATACAGCAGATGAAAACTTAATTAATAAAGGTCTAATGGATGATATAGAAAATGTACAAGCTAACATTGAAGGTATTCAAGAAAACAATGAGAATGAAGGTGTTATTGAAGCTGATTATACAGTTGATAGTAACAATGAAGTGCTTGAAGGGCAACAAGATATATTTGAAGGAGCATCATTATAAGATAGGAGGGGTTAGTTATGGCAGAAGGATGGATAAAGCTTTATAGAAATATTCAAGAACATTGGATATGGCAAGATCCACAAAAGTTAAAATGGTGGCTAGACATTCTTCTTCTAGCTAACCATAAGGAAAATAAATTTTTGCTAGGGAATGAATTAATGGAAGTTGAGAGAGGGGAACATCACACATCAGAGTTAAAATTAGCCGAAAGATGGGGTGTATCAAAAACAACAGTAAGAAAGTTCTTAAAGTTACTTGAAAGTGAACAAATGATTGAACTTAAAAAATCGAAAAAGGGTACCACCTTGAAAGTTAGTAATTACAACGATTATCAAGATTTTTCAGAGGGTGAAAAAACCATAAAAAAACCACAAAAAAACCATAGCGTATACCACAAAGAAACCATAGAAGAACCATATGCTATACCACAAAAAAACCATGAGGTATACACAAACAATAATGAAAAGAATGAGAAGAATGAAAAAAATGAGAAAGAAGGAGAAGAAGTAGTAAAATCAACCTCACCTCGTTCCTATCCTTCTCCTAGTCATAAATTATTAGCTAATTACTTAACAGATGTATGTTATAGAACTTTCTTTAACAATGCAGATATTGTTGAAGAAAATGAAGTTATAAAAATTAAACCAGAGAATGATTTTTCTAGAGGAGCTATTGAGAAGTATGTTCCAACACTAGAAATTCAAACTCATAAAAAAATAGAGGTGATTTAAGTGAAAGTTAATTTACTAGAAGTTTATTCAGTACATGAGCTAGCATTAAAGACCTACAGAGATTTAGCTAAAAGAAAAATAGAAAGAAATAGAGAAGTAGATGCTTATTTAAAAGTTAGAGAAATAAGTGGAAGAAAGAAATGGAATGTTAGATTTGGAGGATATAGGTGGTAGTAGTTACAGGAAAGATAAGAGGAAAGGCTAGGCCGAGAGTTTGTAGAGGCCATGCCTTTACTCCTAAAGATACAATTGAGTATGAAAAGTTAGTAAGAGAGTGTTATAAGAAACAAGATGGAAGATACCTAGAAGGAGCTATAAAGGCTTTGATAATTGCTTACTATAAAATACCTAAGTCTTATACTAAAAAACGTGTACAAGTCATAAGGGATGGATTAGAAAAGCCAACAAAGAAACCAGATGCGGACAATATAGGAAAGGTTATATTAGATAGTTTAAATGGAGTAGCTTATAAGGATGATAGCCAGATTATAGATCTTAGAATTAAAAAAGAATATACGGAAGAACTTGAGAGAGTTGAATTTGAATTTAGATAAATAGAAAATGTTCTTTTTAAATTTAATAATGCGGTATTGAGGGCATATACATGCCAAGCAACAATTAGTATAATTTTATTATTATGTAAGTTTATTATTCAATAAACTATATGATAATTTCAAATTTATTAGGAAGGAGTTAATCTATAATGAAAATAGACTGGAATTTTTTACTTTCAGTAATAACTATTATTGTTGCTAGTTATGCACTAATACAAACCCACCATCAAATGAAATTGAGCAACAAACAACATTTATTTGATAAGCGTATGGAAAACTATCTAATTGCTATGGGATTGATACAGTTATATAGAAATAACTGTAAGGATTTCGATAAGGATTTCGATGAAGAAAAAGATGAACCAATTTTTGCTTTAAAGTCATACTTTATATGGTTGACAAATAACACTTATTTGGAAGAAATCACTACTGCAATAGATAATCCACTAAAAAACCCAGGTCATAAAGAGTTTTTAATTAAATTGGAGAAATTAAAGGAAGTTGGAACTAAGATCAAATTTTTATTTCCTGATAATGCATCTGATGCATTAGGAGACTTTGTTTTTAGTTATCAGGAATTGCTATTTTCAATGTATCAGTATCAAATACTTTTAAATAATATGTATGAAATTAATAAAGATCATAAATTAAGTCTTGAGGAAATACAACAAAAATTTGGGGAACCAAAGCATAGGCTTAAGCTGCAAAGGTCTTTTCAAAATTTAAAACAAGCAGACGATTTATTAAAAAAGAAAAATGTTGAAGAAAAAATTAAAAATCAAATAAAATTATTATAGATAACAGTTTGTTAATTAATTACTTAAATAAAAAAATAAATCAAATATATTATTAAAATACCGTATTATTCAAAATGAATATGCGGTATTTTTATTTAAATTCAGAGATTAAGAGAAGTGATATATATGACAAAGAATCAAATAGGTTTCTTTGATAAACCTAAAATAAAGTTGTTGGAGGATTGGACAAGGCTCCATCCTCTATTAACTAAAAATAGCGTTCATGAGGTTTTTATTGAAAGGGAGAACTATTGCATCATCTTGATAGATAAAACTTTCTATGGCGTTTATAAGAAGGATATAGAGCGGTGTTAGATTTTAGCCATGTATTAAAATTTATTTTATATAATAAAAAAACGGATACTTAAAGTATCCGTAAACTATCACACGAGGGGATTCGAACCCCCACGGCCATATGACCGACAAGTTGGCAACTTGTTGCGTCTGCCTATTCCGCCACATGTAGAAAATGAATTATTTCTAATTCATTTATATTTTAGATCAAATGAACAAAAATGTCAACAAAAATACAAATATAATAAAATTTAGGAGGTATATATGAATAAAGAGCTATTCAGAAAAACAGAAAATTTACTTAAGAATTACAATAGATTAGAAACTGAAATTAAATTAATAAAAGCAGAAATTGAAGATATTAAAGAATCTTATACTGGTTGTGTGGCCATTGGATATAGTGAGAAAAGTGGATCAACAAATAAATTTAGCAGTATGGTTGAGGATGAAATTATAAGAAAAGAGAAAGATCTATTCTATCTTAAGAGAGATTTAGAGTATAAGGTTAAGTTGAAAAGAAGAATAGACTTAGCTATACAAACACTTAGAACTAAAGAAGAGAAAGATTTAGTTAAATTAAAGTATATTAATCAGCCCAATGTTAGTTGGGGGAATGTGGCTTACATTTTAAGATATAATAAGGATTACTGCAGGAAAGAACTAAGGAATAAGATAATAAGGCAGATTGCAGATTTTATATTCTATAATCCAGGAGTTCAAGAAAGGTTTATTATATAAATATACCCCATATCTATACCCGTTTAATACCCACCATATACCTACTTTTATATGTTATTATGTAATTGTGGATAGGGTAAAGCGTTCATTGATGATCCTCCTGGATGTAAATTAAAACTTAACTAACGGAAAGAGCAAGGTGTAAAAGCCTTGCACGTGGAAGGAAGAGTATTAATAAAGGTGCAACTCCTTTACCTTCCTAAATAATACTTCCTTTTAAGTTTATTTTTTCATACAAAGTCTAAGCTGGATTAAGTTCCTGCTAATATGGGGAGATAGTTTAATTGGTAAAACATTGGTCTCCAAAACCAAAGTATGAGGTTCAAATCCTTGTCACCCCGCCATTAAAAATTAAATAACCTCTGGATTACGGAAAAGAATTTAGTTTAGACTAGGTTCTTTTTTATTTTGATTTTTGTAAAACTTTACCTTATAATAATTATGTGAAATTTTATTATATATTAAGTGTTGGGAGGGGAACTATGAGAAAAGCTTTTTGGGGGTATATTCCATATGATGATAAGACTTTTGAAAAATTGTGGGAAACTGCAGATTTTGTTTTAGATGCTAATATACTATTAAATCTATATAGATATTCGAATAATACAAAAGAAAAAGTGTTAAATAGTTTAGACAAAATATCTGAGAGGATATGGATACCAAATCAAACTGGTATAGAATATTTTAATAATAGAGTCTCAATAATTTTAGAGCAAAGTAAGATTTATGATGAGGTTTTAGAAGAATTAAGTTTTTCTAAAAGTATAGATTATATAAAAGCTTTAAGACATTCAACTTTAGAAGATAAAAAGCCGGAAATTATAGAACTTTTACAAAAGTGTGAAAATAAAATAAAAGAAATTATAAATGAGGATAAGAAGAAATCTGAAAATATAATTGAAGATGATTACATTTTAAAAAAAATAGTTAATATATTTGATGGTAAAGTGGGTTCGTCTTTAACTGATAAAGATTTAGAAAGCTATAAAAAAGATATTGATATAAGATATTCTAAAAAGATACCACCTGGATACAAGGATAATAAGAAAAATGATGATAAAAAATATGGTGATGCTATAAATTGGTTAGAAATAATAAAATACAGTAAAAATAATAAAAAAAATATTATTTATATAACAGATGATAGAAAAGAAGATTGGATTGAGATAATAGAGGGTAAAAAAATTGGTCCAAGAAAAGAATTATTAAATGAGTTTTATCGTTCAACTGATGGAAATATTATATACATATATAATACCTATAGTTTTTTAGAAGCATTCAATAAATATATTAATACGGAGAATAACATAGGAAAAGATGTAATGGATGAAATAAAAGACTTAGATACTATTTTAAATGATTTTGATAGTAAAAAAATTAGTATAATGAGCAAAAAAATATTTGATAAATTTGTAGGATTGGGTGTAGAACCTAATTGTTTGATAATGATTAATCAAGAAAAATTCAATAAATATATGGAAATCATTAAAGATTGTCAAGAAGGTGGAGCAGATTTTCATTTATTTATAGATGATTTAAAATTTTTGGAGTTCGTAGATAATTTATTAGTGTTGGAACCAACGATTTCATTATCTAAAAATAAATATTATTATGAGTTGTATAAGAATTTTATAATAAAAAATAAAGTAACTGTATAAATTTAAGTAGATAGAGTTTTTTTAATAAAAGCTCTATTTTTATTCTACTAAAGAAAGGTGGTGTTGTTATGAAGCTTACACCAAAACAGAAGGCGTTTGCTGAATATTATATTGAAACAGGCAACGCCACAGAATCAGCTATTAAGGCAGGATATAGTAAAAAGACAGCTAGGGTAATAGGACAAGAGAACTTGCTAAAACCTGCCTTGAAATCTTATATAGATGAAAAGATGAAAGAATTAGAAAGCAAAAGGATAGCTAAAGCAGAGGAAGTGCTAGAGTATCTAACTAGAGTTCTAAGAGGAGAAGAAACAGAACAAGTAGTAGTTACTGAAAATATAGGTGATTTTATGAGTGAGGCTAAAGTTGTTGATAAGGAAATTTCGGCTAAAGATAAAATCAAAGCAGCAGAATTATTAGGTAAAAGATATAGATTGTTTGTTGATAAAGTTGAAAAGGATAGTAACGTAAATGTTAATTCTACAACTAAACTAGATTCTATACTTAACCAGTTAAAGGATGATGACGATGAGTGATGAATACAAGTTATCAGATAAGTATTTAGCTTTTTTAAAACATAGAGCACCAGTAGAAGCATTGGAGGGAACAACAGCAGCAGGAAAAACTACAGTAGGAATATTAAAGTTTATGCTGATGGTTGCAGAATCTCCTAAGAAAATGCATGTTATTGCTGCTAAAACAACTGGCGTTGCTGAGAAAAACTTAATACAAAAAGAATATGGAATTACTGATGTATTTGGTGATTTAGTCAAGTATAACGGTAATGGTGATAAAGATAATAAAATACCTCATATAAGATATATAACTCCTAATGGTGAGAAAATAATATATATACTAGGTTATGATAACGTAGATAAATGGAAGATGGCCTTAGGTTCTCAATTCGGTTGTGTACTTATAGATGAGGTTAACACAGCTAGTATTGAATTTGTAAGAGAAATATGTACTAGAAATGATTATCTTATGATGACACTTAATCCAGATGATCCTAACTTACCTATATATTCAGAATTTATTAATTGTTGTAGACCATTAGAAAAATATAAGAAAGATGTTCCAAAAGAGATAATGGAGCAGTTAAATTCGGAACCAAAGCCTAACTGGACTTATTGGTTCTTTTCTTTTTATGATAATGCATCATTAAGTGAGGAAGCTATTGAAAAGAAAAAGACGAGTGCTCCTAAAGGTACTAAGCTATATAAGAATAAGATACTAGGGTTAAGAGGAAGAGCAACAGGATTAATATTCTCTAATTTTGAAAGAAAGAATAATGTATTATCTAAAGAACAGGTTATTAAACAAATAAAAGATAAGAAATTAAAGTTTGTTCAATTTACAGCAGGATTAGATACCTCATATTCTCAAAATAGTCCTGATACCTTTGCATTTACTTTCTTAGGTATTACAGATAAGAAAGAATTAGTAATGCTAGATGAAGAGGTGTATAACAATAAAGACCTAGAAACTCCATTAGCTCCTAGTGATATAGCTCCTAAATACTTTAAGTTCTTAGAGAAGAATAGAAATGAATGGGGATTTGCTAGAGATGTATTTGTAGATTCAGCAGACCAAGCAACTATAACGGAGCTTAAGAAGTTTAAGAGAACTAATCCATGTATGTATAACTTTATTAACTCTTATAAGAAAGTAACTATATTGGATAGAATACATTTAGCTTTAGGTTGGATTAATACCAATGGTAAAGTATTTTATTATGTTTTAGATACTTGTAAAGAGCATATAAGAGAACTTGAATGTTATTCATGGAAAGAGGATAAGTATGAGCCAGAGGATGCAAATGATCATACAATTAACTCTAGTCAGTATGCATGGATACCTTTTAGAAAGATAGTAGGAGATTATATAACATAAGCACTTTCCTTAATTGTATATTTATTGTAAAATTACAATGAACGGAGGTGATAATTTGAATAAAATAATAAAATGTTTGAAAAAAATAATAAATTTTTTAAAATTAATACTCATTATTATTGCTATAGTATTTTCGTCTATAGTATTAATAGCAAGTATTGTTTATTTATGTTTTGCTATAATATATTTACTACCTATAGGAATTGAATTTATAAATGGCAATTATGTTGCTACATCTACTATGATGCCAAATTACTCAACAGTTTTCCAATCAATCTTTACATTGGTTAGTATATTTACTTCTTTATCAGTTAGTTTATTATTATATAAGTTAAATAAACAACAAAATGCAGTTAAGTATAATAAAGAATTAGTAGCTCCTGCTAATTTAGTTTATTTTAAGATAAAATATTATCTTATACATCATTTAATTGAAGAGTTACGAAGAAATAGGAATAGGATAAGTAATGATCAATATCGAACTCAAAATGGATTAGAAGAAAGTGATTCAATAATTTATGAAAATATTGCTCAAGTTAATGTTGATACTTTAGAAAATAATATTTATAAAATTTTATGTGAGTTAAATGATGATAGAAGTATAAATAAACTATTAGGTCTATATGAGGATATGAGAAGAAGTAATTCAATAATATATATTTTAAAAGATGAATTAACAAACTCATGTAATCTTGTTGAAACTAGGGGATATGAATGGGTTAAGGTACTAGTAGGTCTACATAATAATAACTTTGAGTGTTTAAATGAAGATTATAAAAAAATCATGTATAGATTATTAGAATTAAGCAAAAGGAAAAAATAAACCGATAAAAATTTATCGGTTTATTTTTTGTAAGGAGGAGTAGAAGTGGGGTGGTTTAAGAGTATGTTAACTAAAGCAGCAATTAAATATTTAAATGTTCAACCAGCATTAATTAATCCTATTACTATACAAGAAGCTTATACCTATGAAACTAATGTGATTAGAAATAAGCTTTGGTATAGGGGAGAACCATACGAATTGGACCAATTCTTTAAGAATATATCAAGTGATCCAGTAAATAAAGCTAGGTTTTGGAGTGCTGTTCCAAGTGAAGATTTAAGTATAAGAAAAATACATAGTGGATTACCTGCAATGATAGCTGATAAGTTAAGTGATATAGTTGTAGCTGACTTAGATAGTATAGAAGTTACAGGAGAGAATTATAACACATTATGGGAAGAAATAAGAAAAGATAATAAGTTTGATGATATGCTAGGTGATATAATTGCTACTACATTAGTTAGTGGTGATGGAGCTTTTAAACTATCTATAGATACAGAGATAAGCAAATATCCAATAATAGAGTTTTTCGATGGTGATAAGGTTGAATATATAACTCAAAGAGGAAGATTAAAAGAAATAAAGTTCTATACTTTTTATACTAAAAATAATAGACAATATAAATTAAGTGAAACTTATGGAAAAGGATATATAAACTATAATTTATATGATAGTAATGGAAATGAAGTTTCTTTAAATACACTTGATGAAACTAGAGAACTTGCAGATGTAACATATAAAGATGATTTTATAATGGGAGTACCATTAATGTTCTTTAAATCTCCTAAGTTTGAAGGAAGAGGGAAGAGTATATTTGATAATAAATCAGATGCCTTTGATGCATTAGATGAAGTTATATCTCAATGGATAGATGCCATAAGGGATGGGAGAGTCCAAAAGTATATACCAGAGGATTTAGTTCCAAAAGATATTAATGGTAATTTAATGAAACCTAATCCTTTTGATAATAGATTCTTAAAAGTAGGTTCTAGCCTTGCAGAAGATGCAAAGAATGAGATAGATATGAAGCAAGCTAATATAAATTATGAGGCTTATGTTGAAAGTTATTCTAATGCTATTGATATGTGTCTACAAGGTATAATAAGTCCTAGCACTTTAGGAATAGACCTTAAAAAAACAGATAATGCAGAAGCTCAAAGAGAGAAAGAAAAAACTACTTTATATACTAGAGGAAAAATGGTTGATATATTAACAGAGGTTATACCAGAGTTAGTTAATATAATCTTAAAGACCAATGATGTATTAAATAAAAAGAATACTGGAGAATATGAAGTAAGTATTGTATTTGGAGAATATGCAAGTCCTAGCTTTGATACAGTAGTAGAAACTGTAGGGAAAGCTAAAACCTATGGAGTAATGTCTATAGAGCAATGTATTGAGGAAATGTATGGAGATACATGGACAGATGAAGAAAAGGAAGAAGAGATAAAAAGAATAAAGGAACAGAATGGCTATCTTGTAGCTGAAGAACCTAAGACAGTAGATGATTCTGATATTTCATATACTGATGATAATGAGGTTGAAACAGATGGACAAGAGGGATAAGGATATACAATTATTAGCTGATATACTTAGAGGAATTACTGAAAATAAAATAAAAGAAAATGCTAAAAAGGAAAGAGATAAGTCTTATGATATTAGAAATATATTCGAGCAAATGGAGCTTGATTTAATTTCTAGTATGCATAGGGCTTTTTATTTTCACCAAGCCGAGCAGAGTAAAGAAGGATTTCAATGGGAACAATGGCAAAGGACTAAGCTTAGAGAAATTGAAAAGTATAGAAAGAGAAATAAGAAACTAGTTGAGGAATATAACAAGCCTATCCAAGAAGCTATAAACAGAGAGATTCAAGGGGATTTTACTAAAGGTCAAGAAAATGCAGAAAAGTTAATAGATGAAGTAAAGATAAAGTTTCCAGAGAATATAAAAGAACCTCAAACAGTTAGAGAGTATATTGCTAAAGAACTAGGGAAAAAGACTAATCCACAAGTTGAAGAAAACTTCTTTGGTATTAACGAAAAGAAACTTAATGCATTACAAGAAACTGTTACAAATGATTTAAAAAAGGCTCAAATGTCAGTTTTAAGAAAGATGGATGATGTATATAGGCAAATAATATTTAAAACTCATGTATATTTGCAAAGTGGTACTAAGACTATTAATCAAGCTATAGATATGGCTACTAAGGATTTTCTTGAGAAAGGTATAAATAGTATAACTTATAAGAATGGTAAACAAGTTAATATTACTAGTTATGCAGAGATGTGTTTAAGAACAGCAAGTCAAAGAGCTACATTTTTAGGTGAAGGAAAGAAAAGAGATGAATATGGAATACATTTAGTAGTTGTTACGGCTCATGCTAACACTTGTAAAATGTGTGAACCATGGCAAGGAAAAGTATTGATTGATGATATATTTTCTCATGGTACTAAAGAGGATGGAGATTATCCATTATTAAGTGAGGCTGTAGGAAAAGGATTCTTACATCCTAACTGTAGGCATACATTAGCAACTTATTTCCCTGGTGTAACAAGACTTCCAGTAGTTCCTAATGGTGAAGATGCTATTAAACTTTATGAGGTTGAACAGAAACAGAGATATTATGAAAGACAATTAAGAAAGTGGAAGAGATTCAAGGCTGGTACTTGTGATGAAGAGAATAAAGAAATAGCAAGTAAAAAGGTTAAAGAATTAGAAAAAGCTTTAAAGGATCATTTAGAAAGTAATAAAGAGCTTAGAAGAAATAATTATAGAGAAAAAGCTAGAGAAGGCTTAAATATTAAGGATGCTAATATAGAGGCAGAAGTATTGAAGCAAAAGTTTCAAAATGCTAAAATTAAAGAAATAAGAGATTTCATTAAGAATAATCAACCTTTAAAAATAGAGGTTGGGAAACAAGGTAAACATATTTTAGGACATAACAACTACATTGAAGGTAGAAGTTATTTAACCATATCTTTAGAAGAGGCACAAGAACTTATTAATAAGTATGCTGGTACTGGTGCTTTAGATATGGATTCTAAAGGTAACTGGAGAAAAAAAGAAATAATAAAAACAGATAAGAAAATAGGTGTTAATGTAAGTATGTTAGATGGTTCAGAAAACAAAACAAATAACTTTAAAATACATTATTCTAAAAAAGGAACTCATATAGTTCCTAATTAAAGAGGTGATTCCATGTTTAACTTAGTAGAGACATTAAGAGATATAATGAAAACTCATAAGCTAGATAATAATCTTAAGTTAAAAATAAAAACTGTTGATGGGAATATCATTATTGGACCATATGAAGGATTTACACAAGCTTTAGATAATGAACCAGAGATAGCAAGTATAGAAATAAAAAAAGATGAATATAACATAGAGCTATATGAAAATGAAATAGCTTCAATAGAAGTGTAGTAAGTTAATTTTGTTTTGGGGGATAAAATGGAAAGAAAAGTATTTATAGAAGGTAAAAATAAAAGTGAACAAGCTTATATAGGTTGGGAGTCAGAAGAATTATACCTAATTGGAGTAAAGGATGGATATAAAAGTTCAGCTGATGATCTTCTTGACAAAGCAATATTAGAAGGCCATAAAAATAGAATTGATATATTAGATAAATATATATTTCCAATAATGTTCTTATATAGACATAGTATAGAAATAAGCTTAAAACTTATATATAGAAGAGTTAATGGAAAGATACCAACTGGACATAATCTTATGACATTATGGGATAGAGTTGACAAGGATGTTTTAAACCTTTTAAATAATGATATTAAATTAAAAAAGCTTGAAGAAAAATATAATACTAAAATTTATAGATTAAATATTGATAAAAAGTTATTAAATGAGATTAAAAACTTGATAAAAGAATTACAAGGTATTGATTCTAATGGAGATGTTTGGAGATATCTTATCAATAAAAATGGAGATTTATATTTTAATAAGTGGAAATTTATAGATTATCCGAATTTAAAAAATACTATTAATTATATCTATGAGTTTTTAGATGGTTTATATTGTGAAGTTGATGAAATTCTAGTAGTAAGAAAGTCTTAGGAAACTAAGGCTTTTTTATTTTGTCCAAAACTTGCTTAAGACCTTAAACTGTGCATGGAATTAACAGCCGACAGGCTATAAATGGAGGTATTTATGTCTATATCAAATTTAAATTTAAGAAAAAGATTAGGTATGAAACTAGCACAAGATGATGGAGCAGGTAATGGGGGAGTAGGTTTAGAAACTAATCCAACTGATGGTGCAGGTGGAGAAGGTGAAGGAACAGAAACTAATCCAACAGAAGAAAAGACTTTTACTCAAGAAGAAGTAAATAGGATGATTAAGGATAGGGTGGCAAGAGAAAAGAAAGGCCAACTATCTAAAGAAGAACTTAAAGCTTATCAAGATTGGAAAGAAAGCCAAAAAACAGAAGCAGAAAAGCAAAGTGAAGCTTTAACTAATGCAGAAAAAGCTAAACAAGATGCAGAGGAGAGAGCTAATACATTAGAGGCAAAAGTAACTTGTTTATCTAAAGGTGTTTTAGCTGATAGTGTTGACGATGTTGTTATATTAGCTAAAGCTATGGTAAGTGATGATGTTACTATGGATCAAGCAGTAGATAAAGTTTTAGAAAAATATCCAAGCTTTAAAGGAGTGCAGCAACAAGATGAAAACAAAGGCTTTAAAATAGGTGCTGATGGTGGAAAACAAAAAGGAAATGTTGATGATGCATTAGCAAGAGCCTTTGGAAATAAATAATAAAAAGATTAGGAGTGATATAAAATGGCAGTATACAGTTATGCTGAACAATTTGAAAGACAATTACAACAAAAATATGCAAGAGAATTAACTTCATATGCATTAGAGCAATCTAATCCACAAGTTAAATTCATTAATGCACAAACTATTAAATTACCTAATATAACAGTAAGTGGATATAAGGATCATAATAGAAGTGCTATGGGATTTAATACAGGTTCAATGTCAAATGATTGGGAACCAAAGAAGCTATCTCATGATAGAGATATTGAGTTTGCAATAGATCCCATGGATGTTGATGAAACAAACTTAACATTAGAGATGGCTAATATTCAAAATGTTTTTGAAACAGAACAGGCGATACCAGAAAAGGATAGTTATAGATATTCTAAGCTTTATGCAGAAGCTAAAACATATAAAGCAAATGGTGCTGTTATAGATAATACAGTTTTAACAACAGCAAATATATTAGATTGGTTTGATACTCAAATGGAGAAAATGGATGACTTAGGAGTACCAAGTGAAGGTAGAATACTTTATGTTACACCAGCTATTAATAAACTTCTTAAAAATGCGGAAGGATTAACAAGAACTATTAATTCTGATAAGAATACTGGAAAAGTTGATAGAAGAGTTTATTCATTAGATGATGTGACTATTACTAAAGTTCCAAGTGCGAGAATGAAAACAAAATATGATTTTACAAATGGATGTGTTCCAGCAGGTGATGCAAAGCAAATAAATATTATACTTATTCATCCATCATGCCAAGTAACAAGAAGTAAGTATTCTTATATTAAAGTGTTCACTCCTGGAACAGATAGTAGAACAGCAGATAAGTATGTATTCCAAAATAGAAGTTATGGAGATACATTCTTAATTAAAAATAAAGCTTGTGGTATTGCTATTAATGCAGAATCAGAAGGTTAGAAAGGAGAATACATATGAAGGCTATTAAAGAAAATAAAGTTTATACAATAACTGAATCTGAACAGAACTTTTATAAACAACAAGGATATGACATAGTTAATGATGAAGGGGAAGTTATAGAACGTGGAGCAGGGAAATCTATTTCTTATGAGGAATATATAAAGTTAAAAGATGAATTAGATCCATTAAAAGATGAAAACTATACTTTAAAGCAAGAAAATGAGAAATTAAAAGAAGAAAATAAAAAGCTTAAAGCTGAAAATAAAGAGTTAAAGAAGTCTTAGTTAAGGCTTCTTTTTCTTTATAAGGATGTGAGTATATGTCTTATGTAGATATTTCATATTATAAAGATAATTTCAAAGGTGATATCCTTAATGATGATACTTTAGAAAATAGATTAGAAAGAGCATCAGATCAAATTGATAAATTGACATATAACAGAATAATAGGAGTAGAATTTAAAAATTTATCTCCATTTCAACAAGATAAAATTAAAAAAGCAGTTTGTTTACAGGCTGAATTTATAGAGCAATATGGTGAGTTTATTAATATGCCTTTAAGTGGATTTTCAGCTGGTAGTACTTCGGTATCTTTTAATGGAAGTATTGTAAATGGCATAACAACCACACAGGAAGTTATTAATTATATATATCAAACTGGTTTAAATAGTAGGAGGATCTAAACTATGGGAATTAAATTACCATTTCCTAAATGGCTTTTAAAAACACCAGTAGAGGTTTACCATACTTATATGAATGAGGATGGTGAACCAGTAGAAGAGTTAATTTATAAAGGATTAAGTATATATAATGAAAAGGGAAAGAATACTCTCGATGCAGAGCGTAGACTTGTAACTTTAAGTGGGACCGTAACAATTGAAGGTGATATTTATCCTAATAAATTAATTGAAGGATATATAAAGGTTGGAGATGTTAAAAAAGATATTTATAAGTCATCAAGGCCACGTAATCCAGATGGAAGTGTATTTTCTACTGAATTGGAGCTTATCTAATGAAGGCTAAAGTAACAATAAAATTAGATAGAACTAAGATAAACACTTTAATAAATGCTAGAAATAAAGCTTTAGAGGAAACTACAGAGGCCATGTTAAGTGATATTAAGACAAGTGCTATAGTTCCTAAGGATACTGGAGAACTTGAAAGAAGTGGTTTTGTTGATTTATCTAAGTTAGATGATGGAATAGCATCTATAATTTTTGATACACCATATGCTAGAAGATTATATTGGCATCCAGAATATAATTTTAGACAAGATAAAAATATAAATGCACAAGGTAAATGGATGCAATCTTATATTGATGGAGATAATAAAGAATTTGTAACAGAGACTTATTTTAAATTCTTAAAAATATTTAGCAAAGGATTGATTAAATAATGTTGCTAAGTGAAGTAAGAGAATATTTAAAAACTAAAATAGAATGCCCTCAATGGTATATAGGAAAGATAGATGCAACTAAAGAGCAATGTATAGGTATCTATAGCATAAGAGGACCAAGAAATCATATAGCCTTAGGTGGTTTAGAAAATACAAGCTATTCCACTAAGGCTATTTCTATATTAGTTCATTGGGGAAAGAATGCTAATATAGCAGAGCAAAAAGCTCAAGAAGTATTTAATGTTTTATTTGGACAAGATGCTGTTATAGGTGGGAAAAGAGTTATAGATTTTAAAATGATAACTACTGAACCTATAGGAGTTGGAACAGATAAAAATAACATATATGAATATGTAATAGAAGTAAATATAATACATGAAAGGTAGTGAATAATTATGGCATTTACAGGAGTTTTTCCAGTATATAATCTTAAATTTAAGATAGGAACAAAAGGGAAAGCAAGTCAATCTCAAGATATGCAGACTATAGCTGATATGGAGAACTTTGGTATAAAGATTGATGGTAAGGTAGAAGATTGGACACCAATGGATACAGCAGGTTGGGCAAGAAGTTTAATGACAGGAAAAAGTTTCTCAATATCTTTAAAAGGCAAAAGAAATGTAGGTGATCCAGGAAATGATTATGTTGCAGCAACTGCATGGAAGGATGGATTAGATTGTAGTACAAAAGGAGAAATGGAGTTCCCAGATGGGTCTAAACTTACATTTAATTGTGTAATTGATATTAAAAATGTAGGTGGAGATGATAGTACAAAGGTTGCTCCATTAGAATTTGACTTAAAAGGTGACGGAAAACCAGAATATACAGAAGCACCATCAAGCTTAGGACATTAGGAGGTATAAACAATGGCAAAAGTATATGACATAATGAATAAGTTAGTTAATGTAAAACCAACAGTAAAGATAGATGAAGATCACGAATATAAAATTAATAATACGAAGAATAATGCTATATATATTCAATCATTAGTTAAAGAAAATAAGAAAAAAGATGATAAAAAACAGGATGAGATGGAGCTTATTAATAAAATAATAAAAGCTTCCCTAGGTAAAGAAGCTTTTGAATATATAGATAGTAAAGGTGATGAATGGAGCATGTCAGCATATAATGCAATAATAAATGTAATAATGGCTGCTATATCTAATGTTGAATTAGAAGAAATTGAAGAAATGAGTGAGAAAGAGGCAAAGCGATTTCAAGAAAGTAAAGAATAATCAATGGTATGATTTATTTGAAGATTGGGAGCTTATAGAAGCTTCTTTTACAGCTCAATACGGAATTAGATTAAGAAATGAAACTAATATGACTTGGGATGAATTCTGTACATTGCTTAGTGGAATAATGCCTAAAACACCACTAGGTCAAATTGTTTCAATAAGAAGTGAAGAAGATGAAAATATGCTTAAGAACTTTACAGAAGAACAACATAGGATTCGTAATGAATGGAGAAGTAGACAAGTAGAGCAAATGACAGATGAAGAAAAAGAGGAACAAATAAAAGAAATACAAGAAATTCTTAAAAAGGCGTTTAGTTAAAACTAAATGTCTTTTTTATTTTAAGAAAGGTGGTGAGGTAATGGCAGATGCAGATTCGGTAGGGAAAATTGGTCTTGATTTAGAGATACAAGATGGTGATATAGGAAAACAAATAGAAAAGATGGCTAGTGCTATAGGTAGTCAAATAAGTAAGTCGCTAGAAGGAATAACAGAAAAATTTGATTTTAATTCAATAACAAAAGGAATTTCTGAATCTTTAAATAAAGGAATGAATAATATTGATGAAACTATAAAATCTAGTGTTGAGAAAAGTAAAGCTAATATTCTTAAGACAATAGAAGAAATAAAATCAAAAGCTTTAGATGCTATAAGAAGTATAATAGCTAAATCTAAAGAAATAAAAATTCCTATTCAGTTTTCTCCAGTTAGTAATATTGCAATGCCTAGTAGCAAGGTAGCAACGCAACCAATAAGTAGAAGAGGACCACCAAAAAGTAATGTTGGAGATTTAGAATCTATAAAATCTAAGATTGAAAATCTTTCTAATAGTTTAGAGATAACTAATAGATCAATAGAGCAGCAACAAGAAAAATTATCAGGATTGAAGGCTGCTTATAATTCTACATTTAATCAAGCTAGAAAAAACAAATTACAGGAGCAAATATTAAAAACAGAAGCTGTTATAAATAAACTTATAGCTAAATCTGATGCAACAGGGTTTAAATTAGCTGATTTAGATAGGCAGTTTGAGAAATTAGGTAATTCAGCTAAGAATTCTACTTTAGGATTAAATGAAGCAAGTAATAGTATGAAGAGGCTTGAAAATACTACAAGTAGAACAAATAGAAATTTAAGAAATGCTAATAACTCTACTAGACGATATAGAGAAAATATGAATGGTGCTAGAAGTGCAACAGGGATGTTTATTGATAGTATGTTTAGGTGGGGAATAGTATTCCCTTTAGTAATGAAGGGGATAAACACTGTTGCTAGTTATATAGGAAGTGCTTTAATGACTAATGCTCAGTTTGCAAACAGTTTAGCACAAATTAGAACTAATCTTATGGTTGCATTTATGCCAATCTATCAAGCAGTTCTACCAGCACTTAATGCTCTTATGAGTGCATTAGCAACAGTAACCGCATATATTGCAGCTTTTATAAGTGCTATATTTGGTAAAACATATCAAGCTAGTTTTGGTGCTGCTAAAAGTATGAATGCTTCTATAGCTTCAATGAAGAATATGGAAAAGCAAGGTAAAAAAACATCTGGAGCAGTAGATAAAATAGGAGATTCGGCAGAAAAGACAAAAAAGAAAATACAAAGGTCCTTAGCTGGATTTGATGAAATAAATAAATTAAGTATTCCAGATGATTCTGATAAAGCTCCAAAGGCTCCAAAAGGAGGAGGCGGTGGTGGAGGAATAGATCCGATACCAATGGTTGCTCCAGATATAGATTTAAGTCCAACAAGTGTAGCAATGCAAAAAATAAATGCTATGGTAGAAAAGCTAAAAGATATTATATCTAAAATATTTCAACCTTTTAAAAATGCATGGGCAAGAGAAGGAGCTGCAACAATTGCAAGTATTAAATATGCATTACATGGAGTTTGGGAGCTTATAAAAGCTATAGGTATTAGTTTTTTAGAAGTATGGACTAATGGAACGGGAGAAAAAATACTTGTAGTTATTCTACAAATTTTACAAAACATATTTAATATAGTTGGAGATATAGCAATTACATTTGCAGATGCTTGGAATGCTGGAGGAATAGGAACAGCTATAGTTCAATCTTTAGCAAATGCTCTTTTAAATGCACTTACATTAATTAAGCATATGGGAGATTCTTTAAGGCAAGTTTGGGGAGAAATTGGTCCTGGATTAGCAACTACATTCATGCAAATATTAAATGCAACATCAGGAGTATTAGAAAATTTAACTCAAAAATTAATTTATGTTTGGGATAATGGAGGTAGTCATTTATTCCAGGGATTTATAAGGCTAGGTGCAAAAATATTTGAATTAGCTGGGTATATTTATACTAATTTTGTTGCTCCTATGGTTAATTGGTTTGTAAACATGATAGCTCCAGTTCTAGCTAAATTAGCAGATATATTAGGAATTGTTTTAGATGCGTTTAGCAACTTAATAAATTGGTTAATGGGTAGTGGAAAGCCAGTATTAGATACAATTATTATTGTTTTAGGAAGTCTTGGTGCTTCTATACTAATAGTTAAAGGAGCATTAACTTTATGGACAATAGCTCAAACAATTTGGACAACTGTAGCAAAAACAAGTACTATAGCAACAACATTACTAGGTGGAGCAATAGCATTTTTAACAAGTCCAATAGGAATTGCAATAGTTGCTATAACAGCAATAATAGCTAGTGGAGTAGCTTTATATAAAAATTGGGACTTTGTAAAAGCTAAAGCTATAGAAATATGGGGAAAAATAAAAGACATATTTAATAGCTTTAAAGAATGGTTAAGGAATGTTTTCCAAACAGATTGGTCAAATTGTTTTGGAGTATTAGGGAATCTATTAAATCTTTTCTTAAAAAATGTAGATAATGTTTTTCAATCTATCAAAAAAATATTTGGTGGAATAATAGACTTTGTAACCGGAGTATTTACTGGAAACTGGAGCAGAGCTTGGCATGGCGTTGTAGATATTTTCAAAGGTATAATGAGTGGATTAGGTTCTGTAATTAAAGCGCCTCTAAACTCCGTTATTGGGCTAATTAATATGGCTATAGATGGTTTAAACAAAATTAGTTTTACTACTCCAGATTGGATTCCTGGTATTGGTGGTAAGCACTTTGGAGTTAACATAGCTAAAATGCCTTATTTGGCTAAAGGCGGTATAGTAGATAAACCAACACAAGCCGTAATAGGAGAGGCTGGAACAGAGGCAGTAGTACCACTAGAAAATAATACTGGTGGATTAAATTTACTTGCTATTAAACTTTCAGAAAGAATTAATAATATGTTATTACTTTCTAATAATGCATTAAAACAACCTGATTTAACAATGTTAGGTCAAAATATTAATAGTAATGAAAAGAAGAGTATTAATGATCCAGAGTTCATAGAAAAAATAAAAGAAGTTATAATAGAAGCTATTTTAGAAGCGATGAAGAATAAAAAAGATAATAGCTATAATAATTCAGGGCCTCAAGAGAGTGGTGATTTAATATTAAGAATAAGAGATACTGATTTAGGTAGAATTGCAATAGAAGCTATAAATAAAGTGAATAGACAAGCTGGAGAGCAATTATTAAATCTTTAGGAGGTGGCAACTATAGGAATTAGTATAAATGGAGTAGCAGTTGCTTCTCCAAAGAGTTTTAAGGTTAACATAATGGATTTAGATGGAGAAAATACAGGAAGAAATTTATTAGGTGTAATGCTTAGAGATAGGATAAGAGTTACTAGAAAACTTGAGTGTGAATGGGGTCCTTTAACATCTAATGAGATTAAAACAATATTACAATCAGTAAGTGGAACAGAGTTTCCAGTTACTTATCCTGATCCAATGGAAGGAGTTACAACTAAAAATTTTTATGTAGGAGATAGAAGTACACCAGCTGTTGATTTTAATAAGAATGTATGGCAAGGTCTGTCTATGAATTTAATAGAAATATAAATAAAAGAAAGAAGGAATTGAAATGTCAGAAGAAAATATAAAAGTAACAAGCACAATAACAGAATCTACTAACTTAAATGGAACAGTAAATATAGAAAAGGATGGAATGAAGCAAACAGTATTAACAATGAGTTGTAGTTTAACTCAAAATACTATCGCAAATATTCAAACATATCCTACTAATATGGAGTTGTTCTTAGCAAATTCTCAATTAGTTCAAGCTGAGGTTCAAAAATTTAGAACAAAGGCTACGGAAGTTGGCAAAAGCTTAAATTGTTTTATACTTTAGTTTATAAGAGCTTACAAAATGTAGGTTCTTTTTTAATGAAATTTTTAAAAGAAAGAGGTGTTCAAAATGGTTAAAATGACAAATAAAGAAATATTAGAAAAAGTTAATGTATTAGGAGAAATAAGTTTAAGAAAGTTACCAGTTAAAGTTTCTTATGCTATAGGCAAGAATATATCTAAAGTTGAAAGAGAATTAAAACACTATAATAAAGAAAGGCAAAAATTAATAGAAGAATATTGTTTAAAAGAAGATGATGGAACTCTAAAAATAACAGATGGAAATTATGATATTGATCCAGAAAGATTAGAGTATTTTAATAAAGAAATTAATGAATTACAAGAAATTGAAGTTGAAATGAATATACATAAATTTAATATTGAATTATTAAATGGTTATGAAATGAGTCCAGGAGATTTAATGTGTATTGACTTTATGATAGAGGAATAATATAAATATTAATCTTTAGGAAAGGGGGTTAGTATTTGTTTAAAGTATCAGAAGCATTTAATAAAGAAATAAATAAGTTACAAGGAAGAAAATTTAATGCTAAGGTTATTATAAGAGATAAAGAATATAGTGGAAATCAAATATATGAAATGAATTTAGAGGAATCAGTTAATCCTAGTGATAGTTTTTCTATAGGATCAATTTGTTCTAACAGTTTCGATATAAAACTAATTAATACAGGAGATATATTTGATAATGCTATTGTAAAACCATATGTAGGATTGTATATAGGAGATGATATAGAATATATACCTTTAGGTGTATTTACTGTAATTAAGACTAGTGTAAAAGGAAAATTTATAAATCTTGAGTGTGTAGATAATATGCTAGGGTTAGAAAAAGTATATTTTTCAGATTTATCTTATCCAGCAGATATAAACGATATTGCTAAAGAAATATGTAAAAAGGCAGGCGTTAATTTAGCCAGTAAATTACCTAATTATAGAGTTAATAAAATAGAGGGATATTCATTAAGGGAAGCTATAGGATTTATAGCTTCCCTTTGTGGTTCATTTGCTAGATTTAATAGGATAGGTGACTTAGAAGTTAGAGATTATGAGGTAGTAAAGCAGGAAATGACACCTCATAATTTATTTAAATTAGATATTGAAGCTAATGAGTGCATTATAAAAAAAGTAATAGCCAAAAAAGGTGAAGAAGAATTAAGTACTGGTACAGATGATGGAAATAAAATTGTATTCAATAATCCAATAATAACTAAAGAAATTTTAAGTGATATATATACTAAATATAATGGATTTAAATATATATCATATACAGCTAAGTGGAAAGGTAACCCAGCTATAATGGCTGGAGATATATTAAATTTAACTGATTTAAATGGGAATAAATATAATGCTTTAATAATGGAGCAAAAGTTTACCTATAAGAATGGTATTTCATCAGAAGTAAAGGCTAAAGGAAAAACTAGACAAGATTCTAGCTTTGATAGTAAAGGATCAGTTGCTCAATCAATGGAGAGATATTCTATTGAACAAGCAAATATAAAAAAGGCTTTAATAGATAAGGCTAGTATAAATGATTTAACAGCTGTTGATGCTAAAATACAGAGGTTATATACAGAGGATTTAACAGCTATAAGAGCAGATATAGTTACTTTAAATTCTCAAAAAGCTAATATTATCGAATTAAATTCTGTAAGAGCAGATTTACAACAGGCTATAATTGGTAAAGCTAATATAACAGATTTAAACGCAGCAGTTGGAAAATTAAATGTATTAGAATCTAAAACAGCTAGTATAGAAAATGCACTTAATAAAAATCTTACAGCAGAAAATATAGCGACAGGAGCAATAACAGCTAGTTCTGGAATAATAGCAGAAGGAGCTATAGGAGATGCAGAAATAAGTTCTTTATCTGTAAATAAGTTAAAAGCTGGAGATATAACAACTAGCAAACATAGAATTGTTAGTGCAGATGGAACCATAGAAATTGTAGGAAATCAAATTCTTATTAATAGAAATAATGTTAATAGAGTTATATTAGGAGAGTATAGGAAAACAGATGGTACTACAGATTATGGACTACTTATCAGAGGTAAAGATGGTAAAACCATAATGCTTGATTCAGACGGAGTTCATAATGCAGGGATAACTAATGGAGCTATAGATAATAATAAAGTAGCTGACAACGCTAATATAAGTGGTAATAAGCTAGATATAAATAGTGTTATTAGAGAAGTAAACAATAATGGTACTGAAACTATTAAGGGTACTAAGGTTACTGTAGGTGATAGAACTTTAGATGTAGAATTATCTACACAAAATAATACTATTACAGAGCATAGCAAAGAACTATCTAGTCAAAAAGCTTCCTTAACCGCTTTAGATAATGCATTAAAGTTTAAAGTAGATTCACAAACTTTTAATCAGAGTACAACTACTATAAATAATAATATTAATAGAGCCAAGGAAGAAGCTATAAACAGTTCTAATTCTCACGCTGATAGTAAAGTTAATGAAGCTCTTAATAATGCTAAAGCTTTTGTTAATTCAGAAATTACTAATGTTAATACTCATTTGAATAAAAACACTAGCGAGATAAATATTTTAAAAGGTCAGATAGAAAGTAAAGTTTCTCAATCAGATATAGATAAATCTATTCAAAATATTGAGTTTGGTGGAAGAAATCTATTTTTAAAAAGTAAAGGTCCATTTAAAAGCTCTAATGAATATGTAGGGATTTCAATAACTTCTGTTGTAGAAAAATATTTAAATAAAAAAATTACAATATCAGCAGATGTAAAAGCTAATAAAGTTGGGAAAATTAGATTTTATTCTCTTGGTGGATATTCTGTAGGATTTTGGGTTGAGAGAGATGTAACTACAGAATGGACAAGAATAAAAGCTACTGGAAAGTTTACACTTAATGATGAAAAACAAAAGTGGTGTGATTTAAGTTTTTATGGTACTTATGGAAGTGGACTATTTACTGAAGTTAGAAATGTAAAAATAGAATTAGGAGAATTGGCTAGTGATTATACAGAGGCTCCAGAAGATACTGACAAGCTAATTATAGACAATATAAAAACAGTAACAGATAAAATATCTACAGTAGAAAGTAAACTTACACAAGAAAATAATAGTATAAAAGCTAGTGTTCAAGATTTAAATTCTACAACTCAAAGTATTACAACTAATGTAAGTAATATAAATAGAGATTTAATAAGTAAAATAAATTCTAATTTAGCTGTAGCTAAAAATTTTGCTACAGATATAGCTATAGCAAAAGCTAATCTTGCAAGAGAACAAGCTATAGCTTCAGCTGATGGCAAGATTACAGAAGAAGAAAGAAAGAGAATACAACAAGCACAGGAAAATCTTGATACGGCTATAGCAAGAGCAGATAAAGCTAAACAAGATGCAATTAATGCAGCAAGTACAGATGCAACTAACAAAGCAAATAATGCTTTAAATAGTGCTAAGGCGTTTGTTAATGCAGAAATAACAACAGTTAATAATAAAGTGCATAACGTAGAAAGTAATATTGATATATTAAAAAATAAAATTGCTCTTAAAGTTGAACAATCAGACATAGATAAAACAAAAACAGAGTTAATTAATAAGATAAATGTTGTAGATAATTTAGCTAATAACGCTAAAGATTTAGCTAGTGCCATGAGCTTAGGTAAAATGTTATTTAGTGATCCTACATTTAAAAATAGTTCTAACAATATTAAAACTTACAATAACAATGGAAATGGAACAGTAACAACTTCAAGAATTTCTAAAATAAATGGATGTCCAACTGATTCACAATATTGTATAGAAGTAAAAACTGTTGGAAGTGCAAGTCCTAACCATGGTGGATTTTATTTTGGAAATATGACTAGAGCAAATGCAATATTTGTAACGAAAATTATTGCTAAAATTCCAGTTGGATTAAGAATAGGGTGGTATTCAAATTCAACAGGGAATAATGGGAGTTCTAAATGGTTAACATCAGTAAATGGAACAGGTAAGTGGGAAGAGTATATACATTTATTAAAATGTGGTGATACAGGAAGTTTTTCTAGTACCAGTTTCTTTGCATTAGATGGAGGGGGAACTCCAACATCTAGCAATCCAATAATTTGGCATATAGCTTATGCAACTGTTTTTGATATAACTGAAAATGATGAATCAGTTAATGTATTAAAAACTGAAATGTCAACAGCTAAGAATAAGGTGGCAATAATAGAAACTAATTTAGACAGTATAACTCAAAGAATAAGTTCTACTGAAAGTAAAACACATTCTATAGAAACTACATTAGGTGGAAAAGCATCTAAACAAGAAGTTGCAGAAGTTAATAATAGAATTGCTACTATTAAAGCTAACTTAGATTCTATTACACAAAGAGTTTCTAATACAGAAAGTAAAACAAATAGCTTAGAAACAAATATAAATGGTAAAGCTAGTAAGCAAGAATTAACAGTAGTTAATAACAAAGTTACAGAAGTTACAGCTAGTTTGAATGGAATCACTCAAAGAGTAGGAAACACGGAAAGTAGAATAAATGCTTTAGATGGAAAAGTAGCTGGAGCTGTAACATTACAACAATTTACAGAATTCAAACAAAGCAATGATAAATTTAAATTTACTGTAGAACAAAGAAGTAGTGTATCAAATATACTTCCAAACAGTTCTTTTCATGGTGGAGATCGTGGGTGGCTTCATGGTGGAAATGAATTTTGGTCTGGTCCTTATAGTGGGTATGGATTTAAGGGAAGAATTACTGGTGCAATAAAAAATAGAGCAGCATATAACAATCCAGAAAGATACTTACAAACTCATAAAGCTTATAAAGTTAAAAAGAACACTACTTATACAATAAACTTCCATTATATTTGTGAAAAGAATGTTCAATCAATGGATGCTTTTGTTGTTTTAAGTGATACTGAACATGGTGATTATGCACAACCAATTTATGTATTAACAGCTCAAGGTGGTTCTCAAAGTAATGCAACTGAAGAAAAACCATTTACATATAAATTTAATACAGGTAACCATGAGTGGGTATGGATTAGATTTGACCATAATGGAATGAAAAGTGGCGTTAATTGGGATGAATTTTGTTGGGTTTATGTTAGTGAAATTGGAATCTATGAAGGTGATGTCGGAGCTGTTAAGTGGACACCAAAAGGTGGAGAAGTTTATTCAGCTAACTATCAAATGGATGGTCTAGGATTCAAAGGGACTTTTGAAGATGGTACTTATGCATCTTTAGGTAAAGATGGACTTGAATGGTTTAACGCTGGTACTGGACATGCATATCATGCATTAACATACGTAACCTCATTCGACATTCCAATTGGTAATCCAGGTAAAGCATATATAAAACTACCAGCTGAATTTACTAAAAGAAGAAACTCTCTTAAATGGACAGTCGCATTAAGAGGATATTATTACTCAACAAGTGGCGATTTCTTCCCATTCCATATACATTGTACTGGTGGGAGGGATTATATAGAAAATGGACTTGTTGTATGTGAAGTTCAAGGTTACTGTAAAATACAAAATGCCCAAAATGCTGGTGATGTACAGTTTAGACCACTTACAGCTATGTTAATAGCTATAGCTTAAATAGAAAGGAGGGTTATTATGGATAATTCTATAAAAAACTTTGAAAATAAAGTTACTTTATTTTATTCTCAATCAACTGGAGATATAAAACTTCATGCTGGTGGAATACAAGATATGAGTTATTTTGGTCCTGAAAGAGATGACTATAATTATAAATTTATAGTTGTAGATAAAGATTATTATTTACTTAATAATTTAGAAAATTTTAAGGTTGAAAATGGAAAGTTAAAATTAAAAAGTAATAGTATATTAGCTAAATACATGTAGGAAGGAATAGACTATGGAAAATATATTTGATTATTTAAAGATGGGGATTGTAGCAATAGGAACTTTATTTACATGGCTATTAGGAGCATGGGATACCCCTTTAGTTATACTTATAGTTTTAATGTCTTTAGATTATATTACTGGTATTACTAAAGGTTATGTTAATAAAGATTTAAGCAGCAATATAGGACTTAAAGGAATAGCAAGAAAGGGAATTATTTTCACTATTCTTATAGTAGCTGTAATGTTAGACAGACTTTTAAATACAGGAAATTGGATATTTAGAACTTTGGTATGCTATTTTTACATAGCTAATGAAGGTATAAGTATTATAGAAAATGCAAGTAAACTAGGTGTACCAGTACCATCTAAATTAAAAAATGCGTTAATACAACTTAAAGAAGATAAAGAGGATCATAAGAAATTATGATTCTTTTTTTATAAATAAAATTAAGAAAGAAGGAATTAAAATGTTAAAAACAATTTTAAAATTAGTAATTAAAGTATTAGAAAGTAAATTACAAAAAAGTGGGTTAGAAGAAAAGATAATAAAAAATAAACAGTATATAGATATAGCAAAGCAAGTGTGGAATGTAGTTGAAGAAAACTTCCGTATCACAGAATCAGTAGAAAAGAAATTAAGTTCTAAAGCTTATGAATTTGACAAAATGATGATGGATAAGTTTCCAGAGTTATCACCAACAGATGTAAAAGAATTAAGACAAAGTATTGCTGGAGAAGTTAATAAAGGGAAAGAAGCTGTTTTAGAAAATTCAGAGATATTAAAGAAGTTACAAGAAGAAAACCAAGAGCTTAAGTCTAAGAACACTGATTTAGAAAGTAAACTAGCTGCAATATCAAACTATGTGCCAGTGGAAAACAAATAGTTTATTAATGTAATACATAGGACTAGAGATAGTCTTTTTTTATTGGATTTAATTATATAAATTTAAAAGAAAGAAGGAATTAATAATGCAAAGTAGAAACAATAATAATTTAAAAGGAATTGATGTATCAAACTGGAAAGGAAATATAAATTTTCAAAGTGTAAAAAATGATGGTGTAGAAGTAGTTTATATTAAAGCTACAGAAGGTAATTACTTTAAGGATAAATATGCTAAACAAAATTATGAGAGAGCGAAAGAACAAGGATTAAGAGTAGGATTTTATCATTTCTTTAGAGCTAATAAAGGAGCCAAGGATCAAGCAAATTTTTTCGTAAATTATTTGAATGAAATAGGAGCAGTTAATTATGATTGTAAATTAGCTTTAGATATAGAAACTACTGAAGGGGTAGGAGCAAGAGATTTAACTTCTATGTGTATAGAATTCTTAGAAGAGGTAAAAAGAATTACTGGAAAAGAAGTTGTTGTATATACATATACAAGCTTTGCAAATAATAATTTAGATAGTAGATTATCCAGTTATCCAGTTTGGATAGCTCATTATGGTGTAAACACTCCTGGAGCTAACAATATATGGAGTGAATGGGTTGGGTTCCAATATTCAGAGAATGGAAGTGTAGCTGGTGTAAGTGGTGGATGTGATATGAATGAGTTCACTAATGGAATATTCATTGATTCAAATAATTTTACTTTAGACAATGCTACTACTAAAAATGTAAGTATTAAATTAAATATAAGAGCTAAAGGAACTACTAATTCTAAAGTAATTGGTTCAATACCAGCCAATGAGAAGTTTAAAATAAAATGGGTTGATGAAGATTATCTTGGTTGGTATTACGTTGAGTATAATGGAATAGTTGGCTATGTAAATGCAGATTATGTAGAAAAGCTACAAATGGCTACTACTCATAATGTAAGTACTTTTTTAAATGTAAGAGAAGAAGGATCATTAAATTCTAGAATAGTAGATAAGATAAATACAGGTGATATTTTTAGAATAGATTGGGTGGATTCCGATTTTATAGGTTGGTATAGAGTAACAACTAAAAATGGAAAAGTTGGATTTGTTAATGCTGAATTTGTTAAGAAATTATAATTTTAAGGTTAGTTAGAGTAATATCTGACTAACCTTTTATTTTTTTGTTCATAATCATAATGAGGTGATTATGAACAAAAAAGATAATATTAGAATTGATTTAATAATTTTATTAGCTATTATTTCTATAATATTACTTTTAGTATAATTTATATAAACTTTTAAAATTAACAATAGTTAAGGCTAGGTAGATTAATTCCTATTTAGTCTTTTTTATATTCTTAAAATAAAAAAGCTACACTTAAATGTGTAGCTAAAAAAGGAGTGTGATATATTATCTCTGTATCATTTAAAATAAAAATCTATCTTAATTATAGACATTATTTTCAATTATATACATATTAACAAAAAACTTTTTTTATTTACAATAATGTTATATAATGTTAATAAAAACACAATTAAAAAGGAGTATTTAAAGTGAACAAAAAAGAAAATGTTAATTTAATTTATTTAATAAAATCTTTTTCAAAAAAAGTGTACAATATATTTAATATCAGTAAAGGATTTAAGAAAGTTAAAAAAATTGTAGAATTTAATAATTTAAATCAAATTGAACAATTAAATATAATTAAAGAAAATGATAAGTTATTATCTAAAAAAGATAAAGAAGTTAAAAATAAAGTTGTAGCTAATAATATAGATACATTTTTTAAGTTAACAAAAGATAAATATTATGGGTGTAATATACCTATAGAGAAAGCTAGAATAAATCAATATTTTTTAGGTGATAGAAAAAAGAAATCCAATTCCGAATTTTTAAATAATATATTTTGCTCAGCTATATTAGGAAGTTTTTTAGCTGCATTTTTAAGTATTGAAATCAATGAAAGCTTAATAAAAATATCCGGTTTTTTGCTTTTAATTATAGTTATTTTATCAATTATAATAGTTATGCTTTCAATAATTTTTATAGATTTTTTCTTAGAAATATCAGAAAAAGACACTGTTAATAAAGATCTATATTATAATATTGTACTTGAAATATTGTCAGAACTTGAGTTTGAGGAAACAAAGAAAAAAATAAATGATTCAAAGGAAATAAATATGGATTTTAATCTAAATTTTTTAAAACTAAAATAGATAATTTTTAAATAGTATGTTAGTAAACATACTATTTTTATATTTGTATGCAAAAATATGTTTTGTATAAAGGAAAAAGTTGAGTGATTTTATAATTTAAGGTAAAATTAAAAGCAAGTATAATAGGAATATACTTGCTTTTAATAGAGTATTTATAAAAATTAGTTATTTTATTATATCATAATACTCTATTAAAGAAAATAATAAATGAGATGGAGGACTTATGAAACTAAAGTTAATAGAAAATAAAATACTTAGAGACTCACCTAATAGTTTAAAACAAAAGGTAATAAATGAGGTTGTTAAAAAAGGAATAGCAACATATAAATATAAAACAGAGCCTGATTTAATACAATTATATAAAAAAACTATAGAAGAAAAAATTAGTGAATGTCTTGAAAAAGATCAGTCAACAATAAAAATAATAGATTTAATAGAAATGAAAAAAGGATATAAGCATTCAATACTTTATGATTATAAAAATTTAGATACAAATTTAGCAAAAAAGAAATGTATAGATATTGAGACAGAATATTATAAAAATGTAGGAATTACTTTAAGTGAATTAGAAACTCTTTGTTATGAAACAGAGAATGAATTTTTTATTAAGTTTCATAATGAAATTGATATATTAGAGAAAGTTGATTTACCAAAGTGGTTTAAAGTTAGATATCCAATTTTATTTGTTTTTCATAAAAAGTTTAATATTTTAGAAGTTAAATTTGACAAAATAAGTACAGACAAGGAAAGAAAATATTATAAAATTGCTATTAGTAAATGTTTTAAGTGGTTAGAAGAAAATTTAAAGTGTAAATGCAGTTATCTTAACCTAGATAAATATATTAGAAATTTACTAGAAGATCCTAATGGAATAGTTAAAGAAATAGTTTGGACCGGTGAGCTTGCTAAATCTCAAGGGATAACATTAAAAGCTGGAGAAGATATGTCAATGCCATTTTTTCAACAATTAGAGAAAGAAATAATAAGTTGGAAGGAAAAATACGCACATAAAGAAGATGCACTGGATTGCTTAAAAGATATTGAGGATTATTTAAATAAAACAAAAAAATTTGCTAATGATAAGTTAAGAACTTTAAGGTTTGTAAAATATAAAGAAAATAATATTTTAAAGACTTTAGAAAAATATATAGAATTAAAAATAACATATAATTACTCAGGAACTTCAGCCGATTTAATAGATGTTATTGAAAGTGAAGTAAATGATTTGGAGAGGATGAATTATGTCATTGAGCTTATTGGAACTAGAAAGATTAATAAACCAATGGAAGAAAGTATCGCAAAATCAAGTTAAAGATTTGTATGAATTACTAGAATATTTTAGTGGTGGAGTGTTGCCTATTAATACAGTAAAAAGAATTTTGGAATTAGACAACGATGAAGTAGAAGAATTAATGATTTTTTTAGAAACTAAAGGAATTTTAAAAAGTGCATTTAAAGTCCTTTGTCCTGACAAATTTGAAAGTATTAGAGAAGAAATTTATGATGATATACGAAAGGTTCCTAAAAAGTATTGCGATAAATGTGAAAAAGGATGTATGTATTTAGAAAATATTGTAGTTGTTTTTAAGGTGGTATAAAATTTAATGAGTAATTATGAAATGTGTATGACTGATGAAGAATTTATTAGATATAATAGTTATTTAAGAAAAATGTCTAAAATTAATCCAAAATTTATTTTAGATAAAACATTTTCTGTTTCAGATGAAGATATAGAAAAAGGAAAAAGTTTAATAAATGAGATTGAAAATTTAGCTAAAGATATTAAAAAGGCTAAAACTCCAAAAGAGAGAAATGCAATTAATAGAGAAAAGGGTAAGAAATTAGAAGAGTTGGCTGGAGTTATGTTTAATTCAGCTGGACTATATTCTGAAAGAAATAATTTAAGGGATCATACTAATGAAATAGATCTATTATTAATTGCCGATGACTATAATAAACTTCATAAAACTATTTTACCAGAGTATTTACAGAACGATATATTAATTGAATGTAAAAATTATAATAAAACTATAAAAGTTGATTGGGTGGGTAAATTCTTTTCCTTATTAACTACTCATGATGGTGAATTAGGAATAATTTTTTCATTCGATAGTTTTTCAGGACCAGGGGAATGGCAATCTGCTAAAGGATTAGCAAAAAAAATATTTTTGTCAGAGAAAAGAGCTATTTTAAATATAGAGTTAAAAGATATTAAGGAAATGTTAGATAATAAAGGAAATATAGTTTCTTTAATAAAGGAAAAATATGATGCTTTGAAACATCATGTTGATTTTAAAGCTTTAATAAAAAGACATCCAGCTGAAAAATAA